GCATCCTTGATCGCAAACAACGAACCCTCCACGTTGTACCCAGCACGCTCCAACCCACGCTGAGCCATCTCCAACTCCTTCGCAGCCTTCCGAGCCTGTGGTGAATCAGCACCATACCCAGCCACAGCCTGATTGAACGCATCCTGCGCATCAGCCACACCCTGGTTCGCAACTGTCAATGATTCACCAGCCTTGACAGAAGCCTTCTGCGCAGCAGTGAACGACTTCTGTGCAGAGTTGCTCGACTTCAACGCATCCGTATATTCCTTCAACTTCTCAGTAGCGGTCTTCACGTTCTTCGCTGCACCACCAGTTCCTATATTGAACGACGTGATCTTCGGAATAATCTCTGTCACTTGATTGGCTGCTGATCGAGTTGCTTGACTCATACGATCCAACGAGTCAGATACATCCTTGGGTGGTTTGCCCATCTGAGCCAACTGCAACTGCGCAGCATAAACCTTGGCACGGAACCCATCAAACATTGCACCAGCACCAGCCAACGCCTCATTCGTTGCATCCTGCACTTTGGACATGGCCACAGCCACAGCCAACGACTTACCAGCACCAACGATGTTGCCTTGCAACCCGAACCCAAGTGCAGCAGCATCAGCCAAAATACGCACAGTCTTTGATAGGTCATGCGTGAAGTTGAGTAGAGCAATGTACGAACCTTCAAGAACATTGACAGTCGTGATACCAAACTTCCCCATCGCAGCCACACCAGCAGCCAACGCTGGGACAAGACCCTTCTCACCAAGCGTGTTAGCGAACGCCAACACACCTGGAACAATGTTCTCGTTTATGAACTTGACAAAAGTTTTAAAATAAGGCAATAGAACTGTGCCAAGTTCTGTTGCAGCATCAGTCAATGAAGCCTTCAAGATTCGCATCTGGTTGGCGAAACCATCTGAGGTTCGAGCGAAGTCGCCTTGAGCCAACCCTGTATCCTTGAGTATCAATGCATAGGCGGCTTGAGTTTTCGCATTGATGTCCAACGCGCCTTTGCCGTCATACAAACCAAGAGTCATTGCTTCTTGTTTCAATCTTGTATCGTTGATTGCAACACCGAATCGTTTCAACGGTTCAGTTTCACCAGACAAACCCGAACGCAAAGCTTGGATTGCATCCTCAATGCCGGTGTTGTTGAATGATGCTAAGTCAGCAGCCAACCCGATCAACGTGGTTGACATCTCGGCTGCTTGACCTTTGCCAGTACCGAATGCCTGCAACAAGTTTCCGAATGTTCCTGTGGCTTCTAACGCAGCCTGCTTGGTGATACCGAACGCCTGTGCTGACGTTTCAGCAAACTTGTTGACCACACCAGCTGAAGCACCAAAGACAACATTCACTTTGGATTGTGATTCTTCCAAGTTGGATGCCATGCTGACCAACTTGAACGATGCAGCAGAAACTGCACCAAAGGCTGCTGTGCCTGCAACCGCCATTGTCTTGAATGACGGCAGAACAGAAGCAATCCTGCTTCCCATTCCACCTACATCATCGCCAACCCTCTTGATGCCTCGAAGCGCACCTTGGACATCTGAAATGAACTTGACAACAAAGGTACGTTCGCCAGCCATGCGGCAATTCTAGATGACATCCTGACTGGCCAAGCGCACGGCTTCTCGGTACTCGGCAACCATCACACGGAAATCATCAGCCATTGTCTTCCACAATGCATGACCTTGAAGATGTGAATACTGTGTCATCGGTTTCGCAGTATCCCACCAAGCATCATCCATCTCCACACCAACGGTACGCTTGCGTCGAGGCTGAGCAGACTGACGTGGTGACGCTGGTGTTGGGTTCCGCGCAGGTTCGTATTGGAAGTCTGTGTCAATCAATGCACCTGATTGTTCGTGGAACTCGAATGGTTGATCTGGTGCGTGTTGTGGAAGGTAGAAGATACGCGCAGCATCTTTCGTTGCAGGGTCACCAACAAGGTTGATTCGTTCATGCAACTCAGCCCACACAGCTCGCCACAGCCCTGCCGGTACACGCTCAGCCAACGGCAAAACTAAGTGATAGTGAGGATCATCCAGTCGATGCGAGTAGGTGGAGTAGGCAAGATACTCAAACCCGTCAAGGTTGGCGTTCGCAAACGATTCACCGTCCATGTCAACGACCAACGCTTCAATGAACCTGATCGCAGTATTACCGCGAGTCCTACCTGGGTAATACTCAACAGGAGACCACAACGCACCATCAGACTTGTGCGCATTCTCCTCATGGTGCATCAAGCGTTCCTTGAGGTCAACCCAATTCGTGGCGAACGGCTTCGGCTGAACAGACTTGACCGAATCAAAATAGACAACCATGAACGCCTCCCTATCTACAGGGTAGCGAACTTACAGCCAAAGTCAACTATTTAAATCACCTTCATAAAATCACTCAACAGAGGGCCGGAACCAACCGACTCACGTTCTATCGCTTGCGCTGCTCCCTTGGCTGCCAAGCCATCCAAGACTTTTTGAATCGCACCCAAATAAGCGTCAGCAATATCACCCTTATGTTTGCGAACAGCAGGCCAAAAGAAGTAACCAGATTGCCCACGATGGCGAAGGAATTGGGTCGTCCTACCCCCACCCTTGCGGAACATCTCAGTCCCAGCGCGTGACTTAGCCCCAGCCACAGTGAGGTTCCCTGATCCATGCGAACCACCACCGAACTCGGCACCAAAGAACACATCGCCTCTGGTCACCTTGCGCTTCACTCTGCGACGTGTCTTGATGTTGTACGAAGAACCAAACTTCCTCGACCTGGAATTGAATGTTGAGTCTTCTTTCAGTTTGATTGTTGGCACACGATCACTGGTGGCGACCATGCCTTTCATCACTTCCATAGCCTGACGATTACGTGTCACCGAAGCTGCTTCAAAGGTGGCTGCAACCACGATCAAATTGGCAACTTGTTTTGATGCGATACGAGCGTATTTGTTGAACTCAGGGTATTGCTTAGAAGCATCACGAAGATACTCAGTTATCCCAAGTATCTGTACCGGAGCGTCGTTCTGAACATTTGAACGGAATGTTCCTGCACGACTTGCGCCTGGGTTAGGTCTTGCCATGCACCGATACTACTTGCCTAGGTGAATGGCTCTCCATCGAAGGTATGCCAACATTGTGAACAGCATTCGTGGTTCTTCTGCCAGCAACACTGATGGTGCAATCCCTGTCTCGCAAGCGAGATACGAAATTACCCAGTGGGCTGACTTATCTCCAAAGGGACGATCACTGCGTCTGCGCTATCTCCCACTTCGAGTGCTTCAATCTCATCGCACCATGAATCAAAGTCCAACCCAGTTTTCTTCAACCGTTTCTCTGCATGCCATCCAAGGTAAGCAAGATCAGTCAACGTGAGTTCGGCTTCAAACTTGGCGACACTGCGATTGTATTTGTTTTCAAACGCAATGAAGTCAGGGAACGCAGCGAAGATCGTTCGTTGCTTGCCATCTAATGCACTAGTCAAACTGAGTGCGATTTTCATTCTCTACCTCCGCAGGTAAGGGTTGAAATTATTTGTATTAGGCGTTGGTGCCAGTCTTGGTGATTGCACCAGACACAGGATACGTGATACTTACGACAGCCAGGTCGCCTATGGCTCCGGCCACGGGGCTCCAACTTGTGGGCAGGACACTAAATGCGTACTGCGGATTACTAGACGAAGCAGCAGCAGTTCCGTTCGGCTTCACTGTCATAGGTACAGCAGTACCGGCAGTGAACGCATCCCAGAACAACTTCTCAATCGTCGGGTAGTCCTGCATCAATTCAACAGTCACGCTGTTGTCAATCATGCCTTGGATTCGAGTCACGGCTGAAGACCCCATCGCCGAAGTCACAACTTCAGCAGCTGTTGTCGACAATGTGATTGAACGGACATACGCCGAAATATCGGTATTTGCAGTACCGAAGGTGACTGCCACGTTTGTGAGAACTTGCTTTGCCATGATGTCTGCTCCTGCCTATCGGCGTTCGAGTTGATGTCTGCTCGGCTGAGCCGATGCGATAACACTACACGCCACAAGCAACACTCGGCAAGGGGTCAGGCGTACACCGTAACAACGAAGTCAATCGCCAGATACGTTGCGTCGTTCGCTTCAAGGGTAGAGATGTTGTTCGCTGACTCAACAATCAAGTCCTGCACCACCCCACCCAAAGTCCGATCCGACTCAATCGCAGCCCTGATCGAAGTCGCACCGGCATAAGACAGATACCCATCCAACAAAGTTTGCGCAGTACGCTCAGCCGAACGACCCACCACAACCGAAACCGTGAACTTGTGAGTAATCAAACCCCCACCCATAGCCCCGTTGTACTGGATACTGTCCAGCAACGGCCAAGCGAACGGGGTGTTCACATTGTCAGGCTGATAGGCGTAAGCGCGAAGACCTGACACGGTTGCCAGGTTCGCAGCCAAACCAGTTTTGATCTGGGAGACGGTAGTGGTTGAACTCATGCGAATAGACGCATGCGTCGGTACGGCTCGACGAGCTGTGCCACGTCAGGATCAAGCGCACGGCTCACCCTGATTGCACCCATGTCACCGAATCCTGCGACACCCAACGGACTGTCATATCGTTTGAACAATCTTGAAGCCTGAATGATTGTTGCTTGCGTGACCGGCTCAGGGATAGATGGCCAACCAAATATGGCTGTCACTTGCACCAATGCTTGCGAACCATAGTTGGCATTCACGTTTGGAAACAGGTAGTCACCCACTGCACGAATCTTGTCGTATGACCAAGTTAGCCCATCAAGGTTTGCGTTCAATGGCTCCAACTGATAATCGGTCACAGTCCAAGTCACATCAAATACACCATCAGCAAGTGAAGAAGTTTTGAGTGTGAGTGCTGTTCCAGCGATGTCATCTATTGAGCAGTAGTAGTCATCTTCGGCTGTGTACACCCGTGATGTTGCTGAACCGACAGACCAAAACTTGCGGTTGCAATAACCATCAATGAGACGTGATGCAGCTCCGGCACAGTTGTCAATGAGTTCGTCATCAATCGTGTCAGCCGTACCAATGCGCAACGCTGCTTTGATTTGGTTGCGTGTGGAATAGCCGTTGGTGATTGCCATAGTGTTCCAATCCTAGTTTATTGACGCGGCTCCACGATACTGCGTACCTTCCAAACTGTAGTTGATAAACGGATTCAACGAATAGACCTGACATCCGTACATCTCAAACAGGCGTTGCTTCATGTCTCGAAGGTGCAACTCATACAACTCCCAAGGATGCTCACCCTGCACATACCCTTCAACCCGTTCAGCACCACCCAAAGTTCCACAATCAGCACCAACCAAGACAATGAACTTCGCACCAAGATATGCAGCCAAGTGCATTGCGCCATGAATCCCAGATGACCCGATCACTAGTGAGTTGTCGAGCGTAGGCCAGTCCCTGCCAGAAGGATTGAACGATTCACCTGGGCGACCAGTGGTTGTTGGGAATGTGACAATCTTGGGCATGAACCCTAAGAACTCTGCATCAGTGCCATGCTCCCGTTGAGGAGTGAACACAGCCACCGTCTCATCCAACCGTGCTTCCTTCACAGCATCACCGTGATAGTGACTGAACACGTAATACCTACCCAATCCAAAGACTGATCCAGCAAAGTTTGTTGCCACACAAATCTTGTCATCAAAGAAACTCGGTGCCAGATAATTCAACGTGGCACCAGAACCAAACACATAAATCGTCTCACCATCATGCACACCCTGATAGTCAACTAATCCCACCCCAACTCCCTTCGACGCTTCAAATCCCAAACCCCAGCGTCAGGAACACCTGACTGCCAACGCAACGCATGCAACGAACCATTCTCCTGGAAACTGCGCTGATTCTTATCAGCCAACGATTCATCCGATCTGATCGTCGAAGAATTATTGTGAATGATCCCAGCCTCAGAAACCTTCACATCAACATTGATCCGACGCGCACGATCCTCAAAATCATTATCCTCAAAATATGCAGGCACATAACATTCACTAAACAAACCAACCCGTTCAACCACACCAGCACCCACCCACGCACACGACCAAGCCGGCATCGCACTCGTCAACGTGATTGAGTCAGGTTCACAATCTTTGTAGAACGCTTCTAGTTGACCTGGTTCAAAGAACGCATCCGAGTTCAACAGAATCCAACCATCAGCATGAGGTGTTGACTTGATACCAAGATTCCATGATGGTGCCACACCAAGGTTCGTTGGCATCCTCCACAGATACCAGTTCTGAATGTGTTGCCAAGGCGCAGTCCACGCCAACATGTCAGCGTCGTACCCATCACCGTTGTCAATGATGATCAGCCGCTCGACGGGATAGTCCACCGAGCGGATCGCCCGTTCCATCAAGTCATACCTGTTCAGGACGGGGATGATGATGACTGGCACCATTCTGACAACCCTTTCATCACAGGCTTCCAATGAGACTCCCAGACGCGATCAGCGTTGTATGGGGCTGCAAAGTCCACAGCCACCTTGTCAACGCCTCTAGGCGCATCGTAGGACTCTTTCAGGGCATCTACGAGGGAACCCACCTGTGGTGTGCAGAACCACGACTTCTGATGATTATCCCAGAACGGTTGCACCTCCACAGCCCATCCACTTCCAACCAACTCAGGTTGAGCCGAGAAGTCAGACACAATCACCCTGGTGCCACACGCCTGCGCCTCAATGACAGCCAAACCGAAACCCTCACCCATAGATGCCGACAACAACACATCAGCTGACGCATACATCATCGCCACAGCCTGCTGAGGAAACCCAGTCCGATACGCATACTGATCAACAAACTTGTATTGATCCTCACGAATCCCACACGCAGCCAACAACGCCACCAAGTTCACCCCACCCATCGCCCCATCCTTCTCTGTGTGGAGATACAACATTGCGTCAGGTCGAGTTTGTGCGAAGATGCCGAATGCCAACAGATTCTCTGAGAACGACTTGCGCGAAGGATTCGCACCCTTGTTCGCTGCGTTCATCATCACCACAAACTTGTCGTCAGGAATGCCCATCAGTTCACGACCTGTGAAGTGACGATCACCATTCACAAACTTTGTTGTCGGACTGAACACAGACTCAATGCCATGCGGAGCATAGAAACATTCCACGTCAGCGTTGTTCAACATCTTCTGCCCAAACAACGACATCGCAATCGGCTTCACGTTCGGACGGTTGCACCATTCAACAACATCTAACGGACAAGGCGCATGATCAATCGGAACCCACGACGCAATGTTCGGCACCAGTTTCAACGACTCAGACTTCAACGGCCACACATCAAACAACGTCATCAACAACGGTTTCAGATTCTGATTGCCGTTCGCCCAGTCCATCCAATGCGCAACCATCACATCATCGGAATATGGTGCCATCCCACGTGGATACATTTTGATTCCATTCCAATTAGACGAAACTCCTTCGAGTCCGTACATTGCATGGATCGCTACTTCGTGACCTTCTTTGATGAGCCTTGGGACGGCTTGCGCGGTTTGCGTACCGTAGCCGGTGGGGACGAATGGTGCGTTTGAATACCAGAGGATGCGAAGTGCATCGGCATTGGTAGGTCTGCCACTTCTGGCAAGTGTGCTATTCCCCGATGCAACAGAATCTCGGCTTCGAGGTCTGGTAGTTCTACCGGTGTGTTCTTGACGATTACGAGCATTGCCCACTTCCTTCTCCTTCGCAGATCGCAGGGGGGAAATAGAAATAGGGTCGCCGCGCCCTGCGTGTTCGCGACGACCCTAAGCCTAGGGGAATTATGGGATGTCAAGGGGCAAGCCCCTCAAGCCTTATGGCTGGAGGAGATGCTTGACGTGTGATGTTTGTGGCAAGTTGCCGTCAACACGCCATGTGGCGCGGAAGGTAACAAGACCAGCGTTGAAGGCGTACTCGTCTGAACGATCCAACTTCAATCCACCGACGGTGCGCACGTAGTACGAAGGCAAGTGGCCAACGATTACGGACTTGGTGCCTGTGGTGGCTTCTGCCATGTTTGGGTTCTCGTAGATTGGCTTGCCCAAGAGCATGTCTGGCGAGTCCATTGCGAGTGCTGGTTGGAACACATAGTTTCCTGCTGTGTCCTTCAACTTGCGCACACGACCAACTGACTGACCTGTCATCATCCAACCAACGCCTGGAAGGTTACGTGCTGCACCATCCAAGGAGTAGAGAAGGTCGATGAGGTTGTCTGCTGTGAAGCCGGTTGCTGTGCCTGAAGTACCGCCAACAGACGAAGCTGCGACGATGCCCTTTGGCTGGTTCGTGCCTGTACCAACAGTCAATGCTGAACCAACTGCGTAGCCCAATGCGTTGCCTGTCATTTGAGCCAAGAAGCCCAAGATGTCAACACCAGAATCCTCGATCAACTCTGTTGTGAGCTGGGTAAGGAACGAGTACTTGTAAGCACTCAAGGTGATGAACGAGTTGAACTGCATGTCGGACTCGGAGATTGCTGTGCCTTCGCCAGGCAGTGCTGCTGTTGACCAGCTGAACTGCGATGGGATTTGCAAGTTCTCGCCACCAGCAGTGTTCAACACTGTTGACGTTGCAAGAACAGGAGCAACCAAACGTGCCTGTGCAATCACTTGATTGTAGAACGAGGTTGGAACTGGTGCGCCAGCTGAACCCTTGGTGATGTCACGACGCTCAAAATTGTGCGAACGAACGTCGCCCTTGATGAGTGCGCGGATCATTGCCACGTCTTCTTGAACTGGTGCTGCTGCAACAGGACGAACCTGGTCTGCAATCTCACGGGTCGCTGCGTCCATGCGAAGTTCGCGTGATTCATCTTCACGGAGTTTTGCGATGGTTGCTGCGCGCTCATTCAGTTCGTCGTTGAGACGGTTGTAGGTTTGCTCTTCTTCTGCTGAGAGGTCACGCTTTTCGGCTGTGGCCACGTCAATGATTGCTTTGGCTTGATGCCAGGCTTGCTGACGAATCTCAACTTGACGGTCTAGATATTCTTTCATGGTTCTTTTCTGCTTTCGGATTGTTGTGAATGGAGATACGCAGGGAGGTACTACTTCTCAACCTGATGCGGCTCCGCATACAGCAACACTGTTGACGGCTCCGTCAACGATGCAGTGAACAGATGTTAGGCGATGGTCTTCAACAAATCAAGGTGCTTCGCCATGACACCTAGACGAGCTGGTGCGGTGTCTTGCACCGGCTCAAGTTTGGCGACAGTTTCACGCAATAACATTGCATGATCTTGCGACAATGTTTGACCTGCTTCGAGTGTCGTGATCGCTGCTGCGAGCTGATCCGCGTCAATTCCTGTGCGAGTAGAGAGTGCATCCAACGAGCGTACAATCGCAGTCGTGGCTGTGTACGCAGGAAATCCTGTGACAACGCTCACCTCAAACAGTTTGATCTGACGAAGTTCACGCGACTGGCCATCATCAGACCACATGTCGCCACCAGAAGGAACGGTGAATCCGAACGACATCGAGTTCACATCACCACGTTGCATCAAGACTGAAAGGTCACGACCAATCGTGGTGTCAGGCAACGATGCGTCAACGAGCAAGCCTTTGGAATCTTCAGATAGTCGCAGTGTTTTCGCACGGGTTGTGGCAAGGAGCATGTTTGAATCGTGGTTCATGTACATGCGCACATTGTTCTTTGACTTGAGTGATCTTGCGAATGCGCCTGGTGCGATGCGTTCAATGAATGGCAATGGTTCCGAAGGGGAGTTGAATACTGCTGCATATCCTGTGAACGACATGCCGTTTCCTTGTGGATCAGCACGAAGTTCAAAGTCGTTTGATGTGATGCGACGAGTTTCAACCTTTTCTTCCATAGGCGCAATGTTAGCCCAATCATCTGAGCGTGTGCGATGGAACGAGAACGATCTATTTTGATCTGCTTTGATTGCTTCAGCCTTTCCCATAAACCAATCCATCGCAGGTTTCGGATCAAGTGGATTGATGCCCCAGAGATAGAACGCAACCGCACCGGCACCAGGGAACTCTTTGTCATCAGTATTCGAGTTCTTCGTTGCATTCAAGTCCACAAGATGTCTTGCACCCCAAGCGTTTGCACGAATCACTTTGTCTTCGCTGATGTCACCACGCGCCATGTCCCGTGCCTCACGCACAGTTCGATCCACCAAACCATCACCAGCCAAGCCTTGCCCGTAATAGTCCAAACCTTTGCGAGCAGCTGCACGAATATAGGCAGGCACATCCAACGACACTTGCCTGATTGAAGGCACCTCATCAGCCTTGATTGTTTTCGGGTCTTTTGTTGCGATGCCTAGTGATGCATACGCACGTCGAGCAGTAGCATCATTATCAATCGCCAACTTCACAGGGTTTTCTTCAAGGATGTCAGCAGCCGTTTGCTTCTTATATTCGGCGGTAGGGATGCTCATATCCTCATTGAATTGAATGTCGTTGAATTGAACACCGGCATCAGCCAACTCTTGCATCGTTTTTTCTTGATCAGACTCAGGACGACCAGTGACAATGTAGATGTAATAATCGGGATACAACGAGTTGACATAATCAACATTCTTTTGGATACCTGAACCACCAGCAATCAGAGTGCCATCAATGTCAACGATGATCACTTCATCTGCGTCGGAGTTACGTTCCCCACCTGGAGCCATATCCTCAGCCAACGACACAGCAACCATGTGATCGACTGCATCCTGTTTGTTTTGATGGCAACCAAGAACTTCACCATCTTCTTTGATGGTTGCCCAACCTGAACAATCAGGTGACTTGTGAGTAATGAAATAAGGCATCAGACCAACAACAATACTTCAGCATCATCATCCAAGATGGAGAACGTGACAGAACCCAACGCACCAATATCGGCACCACCAAGCCGTGACCCAGCCTGAGCCGACACCAACACAGGCCGTCTCGGTTTCGGAATCTCGATGACGATCTGTTCTGGTGGTTCTTGTTTCTTGACAGGTGTGGCAGGTTGCTTCCACCAACGTGACGCAGAAGGAGCGATGACAGGTGGTTCAGGTCGGATCACTGTTGCTGTTGCCGAAGCAACCAGCCCATCTAACGGGGCATTGAGTACAGGGAAGATGATCGCTGACGCTGAAGCCGTCGCAGACAGCCCACCCAACGACGCAGACAATACAGGGAACAAAGTTGATCGTGCAATCCCAGACGCATTCAGCCCACCCAGCGACGAAGACAGAACAGGGAATATCGTTGCTTGCGCAGATGCAGATGCACTAAGCGCACCCAAAGACGATGACGCAACAGCCTTCACCGTTACACGTGCAGTCGCAGATGCACTAACCCCACCCAAAGACGATGAGCCTGTGGCAGGTGTTAGAAACTGACCGCCATCAAGAACAGCTGCGCCGTCAAGTGTTGATGTATCAAGGATGAACGCTTGACCGCCACCAAGCCCGAAGCCTGCGTTGTCAAGTGTGGTTGAGTCGAGGACGAACCGTTGAACGGCCATCACGAACCTACGATGCGAGCGTCAAGGAGACGGTGAGATTGCCTGCACTAATCGTGTAGGTGTCGCCTGCTGTGTAGGCACCAGCGACGATTGCACCAGAGAACAAGAAGTTGCCTGCACTGATGTTGTCCCAACAGGTGAAGTGCGTTGCATCTTGTGAACCAGAGATATTAGTCCAACTGATATCTGCATCAGATGTCAAACCACCAGCAGTTGCAGCACTGAACGACACAGACTTGCGCGTCGTCTCAGTTGCAGGGTTCGCAGTACCAGCAGCACCAGGATCACCGACATGCAACTTCACATACGGAACAGCAACAGAGAACGATGTCGCATTCCCCAACGCATCCATCCAAGAGTTCCCCAAGTATGCGCTGATTCCGTGTGCCATTAGTCTTCAACCCTTTCAATGATCGTCAAGATACGCCCATCAGCGTCACGCTCAACAGTGCGGATCGTTGGCTTCGACTGGGGCATGTTGACTCGAACCACAGTCTCAGGAACATTGATGATTGGTGCAGGAACATTCACAGCCGGAGGCGTGTAGTTCAACACCACTTCAGGCATATTGATATTCATATCCTGCGACTTCACTTCATAAACTGAAGCAGGATCAGCAGGATTGATTGTTGACAACGCTTGTAACTGTGTCGAAGGAACACCAGTGTGCGCAATCTTCGGCAACTCCAACGAAGCCATCACCTCAGCAGGATCAAACCCTGACAGAATCAAACGCTGAGCAATCACCGACTTGCGATCCAACTCAGACAAGTTCGCAGCAGCAATATCCACGTTCGCCAACGGAACCCGATAAACATCCCCACCCTCAGTCGGAGCCATGTCTTCGATGCGATGGATGTCATTGATTGACAAGAAGCCTGATTGCAGACCTGTTGAGAATGCTGCATATCGTGAAGCCTGATCGCCACGCAATAGACCGTCCACGTTGAACTTGAGGAATGCTCGACTGTCCAACAACTTCTGGTATCCATCTTCAATCTTGGAGATGTACGGACGCAACGTGTGCTGAACGAAGTGAATACCGTTCTGCTCCACCGACGCATACGACATCGCTCCAGCTGTGGTCACACCGAGCATTGATGGTGGGCATCGGAAGATGCGACCAATCTCCTCAATGGCGAAGCGGCGTGATTCTAGGAACTGTGCCGAATCGTTGTCAACAGTTGTCTTCGTGAACTTCGCTCCACCAAACAGGATGCCTGGTCGATGTGATCGGCGCAAACCTTTGTGACCTTCTTCAAATCCGTTGACCAAATCTTTGGCTTGTTCACGGGTGAGGTTGCCTGGGAACTCGATAATTCCTGAAGCTGCTGAGCCTTGACCAAAGAATCGTGCAGCAAACTCCTCCAACGCTTTAGCCAAACCGAGGTTCTCTTTGACAAGATCAATCTTAGAACGGCCACGTAACTCACCTGGCAGACGCATCTCGGTGATATGGATCATGTCATCAGCAGTGATCACATCACGGTTCTCAAAGATGAAGATCGGACGACGAGTCACCTGATCACGCGAACATTCAACTAGTTCAGGGTTCAACACAACCAAACCGACAATGCCTTGATCGTCGCGCAGAATACGTGTGAACGAGTTGCCATTCAACAGCAATGACACCAACACTTGTTGGAAGTGTTCGGTACGGGTTACACCAGTTTCAGGCAGGTCAAGCCATGTTGGTCGAGGACGATATGCTTTGCGTTCTGCACCTACTCGAATGTAAGTATCAACAGGCAAAGTTGAAATTGAATCTGAGATGAGACGCACACAGGCGTAGACGGCCTCAATTTTGAGTGACGATATCTGATCAACTGATGTTCCGGCGTTGGTGGTGAACGAGAAGTTTTCTCCTGCTGCGAACAGCGATTGAAATGAGACGGCTCGTTCCTCGGTGCCTTGGTTCAGAAGTCGTGACAACATTTACTTTTTGACCTTCCTCTGACCGCGCTCATAAGCGAATGCGAACAATAGAACTGTGAAGCCGACAAAGATCAGCCCGATGGGTACCGACACCAAGAATACTCCAAAACCGATGAGTGAAACAGCGAACAGTTCTAGCAGGAAAATTGTCATCTCCCTAGACTACAAAGAAACCTGCTACTGGTGCGACTTCCTGTTTGGATGTCGCACGATCTGATGCGATGGCCAACGCGATAGCAGCGTCAATCTTCCGCTTCGACTTACCTTTGGACAGTCGCCAACCTGACTCGGTTGATCGTTGCGCAGCCGACAACACTTGATCAGCGAACATCGGATCACCATCATGCGCAATCACCTGGTTCACAATAAGTTCGTACAAGTTGCCACACGCAGGGATCATTCGTGCAGCTGACTGAGGGAACTCAACCATCACATGATTCTCCGACAACACTTCAGCGGAACGCTGGAAGAACGCAGGGTCATAGGCGTTCTCCACCACGTTGAACTCACGGTTGATGTCACGAATGTGCTGCTCAACAGCAGACACATCCATCGCGTTCGCATCAGGATGCCAAATCTTTGCGCGTACCACAACACGACCATCTTGCGGTTGGGCAATGACCACAGCAATCGAGTCGTGCTTCAACGCCATATCGACCCCAACGAACGTGGGCAGATCAGGCTTCAACTCCATATCTGACCGGCACAACTCCCAAGCCCCAGCTGGTAGCCACGACTCGCCATCTGTGCGCACAAATTGATTCAGACGGTAACGCCTAAACGCAACCTCAGCCGTCTGATTCATGCTGACTTCCATGTCTTCCATGTCGAGCAAACCTTCAGCCAAGTTCGGATTCGCAGCAGCCCAACCATCACGATCCGAAACTGCACAACCCTCTGGTGCCTCCCACCAGAAGAACCCGAACCGCTCATCAACCTGATCGCCTGAGATGACACGCTTGCCATAGTTGTACAATCGGCCACACAACGAGTCAGGATCAAACCCTGCTGTAGTAATCCCAACAATGTTCGGGTCTTTACGCGCACCCGAAGACAACGTGAGCGCATTCCACAAATCCTCATTCGGCTGCACGTGAACCTCATCAAATATCACAGTGCTTGCATTCAAACCCTGTTGAAGTTTTGCGTCAGCAGATAGCACTCGATAGATCGCACCGGTTGACGGAACCTCCACCACGTCTCGATACACCTTGCAAATACCAGACAACGCAGGTGACTGACTGATCTGCCACTTCGCTTCATTGAACACAATCCGT